ACCTAATAAGGAAATTATAATATCCGTATAAATAAATTTATGGCTAAAAACAAAATCGTAGAGAACAGACCAAGTTATTGTGTTAGCGCAGCTTCGCATGCTTCGTGGTTACGCCGGATTGGACAAAAAGCGCGTAAACAACGTAGCGATGCAGGAAAGAAAAGGAAGTAAGCGTCGTTAATAGATAAAGTTATTGCCACCGCCAGCAATCCCTGTACTAAGGGGTTTGCCATTGAACGTGTTACTAAGGGCGAGTGGGTGGAGGTCGCCCACTTTACGCCAATTATCTTCACCGAACATGGTTAAGGTGCGAGTGGTTTCCTGTTCCACAAGCGCTCTGGTGGTAGAGTTAATGGCTAGCTCTGGTGCCACCATATCCAAATAAAGTAAGTGCTCTAGGGGTGTGGGGTGGGGATCTGGACCTGGTACACCTGGACGACTATCGAACACGTTAAGGGGTCTGTGAGTACGGCTAAACCAATTACTATTAAATAGGGTGGTGTAGTAGCTTGGCTTCAATCGAGTCAGAGTGGGTTTATAAATATCCAATAAGTGTTTTATCATATCACTTGGTGGGGTGGGGCTTGTTTTATATTGATCTAACTGTTCAATAGGGACCATAGTGAAGTGTTCTTGATAGCACTGTTTATGATCGAGTAAGCTCTGAACAGCTTTAATAGCCGGTAAATCGCGTAGGTAAAAGCCTTCTGGGCAGGTGTACCGTTCAACGAAGTCTTTAAAGAAGCCATTCACGTGAATGTTACCGCTAGCAGACCACCGTTCATTACCATAACCATCGAACATCCATCTATCCTCTCTCGACACATTGGTCCACTGCACCATCACCACATCATTAGAGGTAAAGTTATAGTGCTCATCCGCCTGCATCACCCTATTCAGTATCAACTGATTCCCACCGCCTATTTGACCAAAGTTATGGTACTCCCAATCAGGATAGTTAGCCGCAATGATATCCGCCCACGTACCCCAATAGTACTGGGTAAAGGAGCACCCGAATGCAAAGAACCGTTTCAATAGATTACCCCCGGGCGGTTAAAGGTTAGGAGGCCGAGTTTAGAGGGATTAAAGCTCCCGAACTTAACCTGCACGTTGTAGTACTCTTTCGCAAAGTTCATGTCTGTGCACGTGCCCAATGTGTCTTTATTAAATATGTTGAACACGCCCGTACTCAGTATGTTTTGTGGTATCGTGAAGCGATCATACACGTACTTGTCCTCGGCTTGGGCGACTTCGTCGCAGTCGGGGGCTAGGGCTACCTCCGGCAGGATATCTCTAAGGTAGATATAATGTTCGTACGGGGTGGGGTGCCAATCATAATTTACATTGGTGCCGTTGATTTGGTTAACGGTGTGAGGGCGTGCTACCTTAGGTCTTTGACTCTTCTTTGCTGCTAGTATATGTTGATAGAACGAGGGTCGAATCTCTTTTAATATCTTGTTATACATTTGCAATAAAATAATAGTCATGTTACTTGGGATTTGATATTTTTCCGGTAATAGCATCTCCCCGCTATTGCTACCTTCGTACACCAACGGTTGCATTGCAATGTTGTAGTGCTCTGGTTGTTTAAAATCTAGCAACACATTCACGGCTTTTATAAGCGCCAAATCCCTTAAATAAAACCCATTCACTGTAACATACTTTTCTGTATACCCTTTACCAAAGTTAGATTGATCGATGAGTATGTTGCCGCCATGCGTCCACCCACCCCGGTCACTGGCCTTTGTTTTATGTACCCACCTACTCTCTCTCAATATGCTCGACCATTGTACTATTACTAAATCATTTTTAGTGAAGTTGTACCGAGCATCCGCTTCTATTACTCGGTTGTAAATGAGCTCGTTGCCTGCCCCACTCAGTCCCATGTTGTAGTACCTGGCCTCCGGATAGCTATACGCTATAATGTCTGCCCACGTAGCCCAGTGATAGTTGGTAAACGAACACCCAAAGGCAAATATACGGTCGTACTTCTTCATGTAATTGGTTCCCTTATTCTTACTACCTTCCCGTCCATTGGCAAGAGCTCGGTGTACGGGGCCTGGTACGGGGTGTTGATCTTACCCGGCGCCAAGATAAAATCGGTTTGTGCTTGTACGACGGATTTAATTTCTGAAGTTAATTTAAGTTCTGGTAACACGTGTTCAATATAATTATACGACTCCATGGGGGTTGGATGGGTGTCCACTAATGGTTCTTTTTTACCTATTATTTTACACAATGGTCTAGGTTTAGTGTTGTGCCACCCGTTTGGATATATCACCTCGTACATACTTGGTCTAATTTTATCTAAAATGCACTTAAAGGTTTGCGCTAGTAGTACGGTCTTCGGGTCTGTAAGTTTTACTAAATCTGAGAACCCAGACTCTTGTTCGGTTATGGGCACGGTGGATATATGGTAATTGGCAACGTTCTTACCATTCAATAAACCTTGCACAGCTTTAATAGCTACAACTGATTTAAGAAAGAAGTCTGTTGTACTTGTGTACTTTTCTATAAACTCATCACTATACTTTCCTGATATGTAAATGTTCCCCACCCCGTGCCACTTATCATTTAAGTACCGCGACTCCCTATTAACACTAGTCCATTGCACAATTACCAGGTCTTCTGAGGTAAAGTTATATAACTGATCTGCCTCCATCACTCTGGATAGGATTAAAGAGTTACTACACCCACCAAATCCAAAGTTATAGTACTCCTTACACTGTACAGCAGCTGCAACTATATCCGCCCACGTTGTCCATGGAAAGTCTGTCACACTACAACCAAATGCAAAAAAACGCTTGTACATATGTTATTCTATACTTATTATGTAAATATATCTATGCAAACCCATGCTGCATTTATTATTGTGTTTACGGTAGTGGTACTCTTCATTCGTGGACAATTGCGCAAGCAACATGGGTGTGGGTGTGTTAAATGTGAATGTAAAAAAGACCAATGAACTTAAAACTATTACAAGAAAAATATAACCAGGTACAAGCTCTGTTGGAATCGCTCGAACCCGAGAAAAAGATGTTCGATAGCCCGCAACACGGCGTTGAAATCGAAATTGATGACGAGGACGATAACAATGGCACATTGCATTATATGGGCTATGAGTTCCCGTTGTCCAAAACCTATAAAGCTGGAGTGATTCAGTACATTGTAGGTACTACGATTAATAGCAAATCGTATATGGCGAAGACACCCGATCAGTTTACTAAGGTGTTGGCGGCATTGGACAGGGGCGAGGTGAAGCCTGCGGCTTCGGGAGGGGCGGGAGGGGGGATGACTTCGTCACCGATGTCCAAAGTACATAGAGTACAGCCTGGGGAGATGGTACCAGTGTATTATATTGACCCGGCTGACCCAAGGGGGGAGTACTTAGAGATAATGAGAACGTATATGACCAATCCACAGGCCGAAAAGTACATCTTGGATATGTACCGTAAACACGGTAACAAGATTTTCCTTAAAGGTTATAAAGGTAAGAAATATAACCCGTTGCATGGGTATGCTACGGATAATACTAACTTTAAAGACAAGTACTCTCAGTACTTTGATTTAGCTCGGTGGATGGGCAAAATGAACTTAGCTGATTATAGAGGCGGTCACAAAGGACCTACTATTATAGGTCGCCGTAGCAAATGATAAGAAAACCTAAAAAGAAGAAAAGACACCCGTACGTTAACTTAAGTGAGTTGTACGTGGAAGCTATAAGAGGTTATGATGATATAGGGACTGATATGGATAGGATTGCACAAGCACAGGCTACTCGTACAGCAGCTCCTTCTGTACCTTCACCTGTACCTCCAACCTCTGCACATGCACAATCACCTACTACGCCACAACCTCAGCAACCGGTGACTACTTCAAATAATAGCGTAAACGACTTAGTACAGGCTGTACAACAATCTAAAAACGAGTACGTACATAATATATTAAGAGAGTGGCCAGGTGGAGACTTAACTAAGTTATGCGGAGTGGGCGGTATTTCTCTACCACCTAGTTCTGGTGTAATAGATATTCAACCTAATGATAGACAGGTTTGGAAATTGCTATACAGACTATCACCACCCAAAGCCAATGAACCAGGCACCTCTACTAAAGGTTCTGGTAATGGAGAACTAGCTGCATTTTGGTTCTTGTATTTACCTATACTCAAGCAACAGGGCTTGGAGGCGGCGGATAAGTTTATTATAGACAACAGGCATGCCGGTAAGGGTGCGCCTGATTTATTGGTAAATGGAGTAGGTTTAGAAGTTAAGGCTTATGGGGGTAAAGAAAAAGCAATAACCATAGGTAAGTTTAAAACTGCTGGTACAGAAACAGAGTATGACGTTAACAACAAGCTAGCAAACTATATATTCGGGTTCAATGCTCTGTTTAACGAACTAAATGTAAGTCCAAAAATGCCGGTACAGGAAATGTTTTCTCGTTTAGCCATTAAATCAATGGCTGAAGGTAAAGCTAAGAAAACTTCAACCCCTGTGTCTAATAGTCACTTACCTACGTTAGGTAGCTTTAAAGGAGAGGATGTAAGTAAAGCGCTTGAAGCTTTACAGCCAGTGGCTAAGGTTTTCGGTTCAGCTGAGTTTCAAGAAATTGTTAATGTGTGGGGATTTCAGATTTTTAAAGACATAGATAATAAAATAAAGTTTATATACAACACGCTTGGAGAGGGACTCGGTCAAGGAGAACAAAGTGCTGAAGGTTATGCTAAGAGCTTTTTACGTAGGTTGTTATCAGCTAAACTGAGTGTTAAACCTGGCAATAACGGTTATATCTTAGATTGTGACCGTGAGGGTGGTAGTTTACGTTTTTATCGTATAGATTTAGCACAGATTAAGGACCTTAAGCTTGAAGATATGTCAGTAGCTGGTTCAGAAATAAGTTGTAACTTAAGCAGTATTTTTGGTAAACAATACGCTCCAGAAGTTTAATAAACTATGAAATTGGTTATCGTAGGAGATAGTTGGGGTTGTGGTTCATGGTCTACCCCGGAAAAATTTTTATTAAAAGGAGACGATTATCTCACTACTTGCTTTACTAAGCATTATTATGAAGTAAGAAATAATAGTATTGGAGCAATTTCAAATTTAGATATTGCAGCAAGTTTGCAAACCGAGCTACACGTTAATAGTTCTCATGACCGTATTTTAATTATACAAACAGATCCCGCTAGAGATTTTATACACTTTAACGATACATGCAATATAGCCTTGAAAGGTTTCTTTAAAGACAATTGGGATTATAAGCAAATTTATAATTTTTATATAGATTGTTTTTATTTTAAATTACAAAATATAGCTACAAAATATAATAAAAAAATTAATTTAATAGGCGGATTGTCCGATGTGGATGTTGATAGAGCAAAAAAATATCCAAGCATAAATGTTGTATGTGATTCATGGATAAAGTTATTGTGTCCTGAACATGTCCCGAGCCTGTACAGTGTTTCTGGACAAGTATGGGGAGCCATTAAAGAAAACTATCTTGGAGGGTCTACACCAGACAATAACTATATACTTAAATGTATGAACGATAGAGACCACTTAATGGCTAAATACGCAAATAATCTTTTTGGTAGATTAGAAACTGAGCCTGTATGGAAACTTGATACTCACCCATCTCGTAAAGGAATTGAAATATTAGTTGAAGAAATACATAATAAATTAATATAATCTTAAACTAGCTTATTGCATCCAGTAGTATAAATAATTTTATTCTCTACTACCGTGACAGCTGATACTCATATTCTCTTTATCTTAAAACGGCGAGAGGACTATAACCCTATTATCCATAGTCCGAAAGGATTGAGTACTGGGTTATTTAACTCTGCCTCGTTTATGGTAGATATGCTTAATGAATCTGGTATTAAAGCTAGTATAGAAGTGGCTATTGACAATAATTGTATTGATAGGCTAGTTACTAAACATAAACCCACTCATGTCATTATTGAGGCAATATGGGTAACACCCGCAAAGTTTGCTGTACTTGTACCACTACACCCTAAGGTTAAATGGATAGTGAGATTACATTCTGAAATGCCTTTTATGGCTGGTGAAGGTATAGCTATTAATTGGATTGGGGATTACCTTAGTTTCTCCCAAGTATCTCTAGGTATAAATGCACCTCGTATGTTAGATGAAATACGCGTACTAGCTTATAATAAACCGGGATGGAATAAAAAAATGGCTAATGAGAGGGTTATCTATTTGCCTAATTACTATCCTCAAAGTTATTGGGATGTTAAAGGTGTTGTAAAGAAAATAGACACTATTGATATTGGATGTTTTGGGGCAGTAAGACCATTAAAAAATCACTTACTGCAGGCATTTGCTGCATTAAAGTTTGCTAATAAAATAGGCAAAAAATTACGTTTTCATATTAATGTAGGTAGAGAAGAGATGAAAGGCCAACCTGTATTGCATAACTTGAAAGGTTTGTTTGTACAATTAGCTGGTACCGAGCATCAATTGCTTATGCATAATTGGGTTCAAAGAGAAAATTTTTTAAGACTGTGCCGTCAAATGGACATTGGTATGCAATGTAACTTTTCTGAGACGTTTAATATCGTTGGTGCGGATTTAGTTAGTCAAGGAGTACCGCTCATTGGTACAAAAGAAATACCATGGTGTAGTTCTTTATACAGTCCTGACCCTACTAATAGTGATCAAATTTGTGACACATTATTAAAAACATATCACCTTCCATGGTTAAATGTTAAGTTAAATCAGTACAATTTGACTAAGTATACATCTAACACCAAACGTATTTGGATTAAATACTTCTCTAAAAATGTCAAAACACAACACAGTTAAATTATTTAAATGGATTGAAGGTGCTTTACAATTTACAGAGCACACATTTACTAGTGTATATGCAGCTCATGAATTTTTAAGACACGCAGATTGTCATAGTGCTAAAATTACTAACGTGTATGGAGAAGTTTTACACGAAGAAGTAAGACAGCCAGTATCTACTAATACATACGCTTAAGGTAATCTAAAATAATACATATAGAGGTTAGCTTAGTGTAATCCTCCGTAGGTATTGATATTTTAAATTCAGCTTCAAGAGAAAGAGCAAGTTCAAACATATCTACAGAATCTGCTCCAAGTGTAATAATAAAGTTAGTGTTTAAGTTTAAATTACTCAACTTAACTTTAAATTGACTTGCAACAACTTCTTTTACTCTTTGCTCTAAGCTGTTCATTACTTTCTTTTCTTGCCCTTATCAGAACGTGTTGCTCTAATAGTTGCAGTCCACCCGCCGCGGCGACGATAATCTTTTGAGTTTTCTTTTGTAATAGTTCCTTGAGGGAGAACTACGCCCCATTTGTTTGTTCTTGCCATAAAATTATATTTATCGATTACATCTATTAGCAATTGGACGATAGCCCTCAGCTTTTAAGCCAGTTGTAATAAAATGGTTTTCGGTAGCTAAAGGATTACTACATTCTTTAGCGAATAAAAATACTCTATTGCCGTTGTGTAAGTGCACCGCTATAACCATCTTAGTTAATTCATCTGTAAGTATATTACCTGCACTAGTAAGTGTGTAGCGAGGGCTGCACATTTCTAACATACGATTATGTAAAGAGCGATTAGTGCCGGTACTTACACTTGTACCTGTTTTTAATATTTCTTTTAAGGTAGCAACATGATAGTTACAAGTCTTAAAATTAGTAGCGAGTTTAGGGGTTTTTCCGAAAACAGGCTCTGTAGGTGTTATAAATTTTAAATCATGAAATCTACCGTTTTTACTTTTAAGTTTTTTTAGATCTAAAATGTATTCACCTACTAACTCAAAATCTAAAGCATTAACTGTTGTTTCTGTGTCGTAAAAATACATAGTTATATAATAAGTTCTTTATATAAATAATCAACTGGCAAAACAATATTTCTGGGTTAAATATATTTATATATGAAGTTTTCTATTGTTATACCTACTTTTAATCGTTGGGATTTGCTAAAGAACTGTGTTGATAGTATTATTAAAACAGTTGATCTATCTTTTGGGGAAGTTATAGTTGTATCAAACGGCTGTACAGACAATACACCATTTTTAGTTCAATCTACGTATAAAGATTACCCAGTACAGGTTATTTCTTGGCCAAGACCTCTTGGCTACCCTAAAGCAGTCAATATGGGTATTTCAGCTTCAACTGGTGATATTGTTATTATGTTGAATAATGATACGGTGTTTCTAAACAATAGCTGGTATGATATTTTAGTTGAACCTTTTAGGGTAACTCCAACAGCTGGTATTACCGGGGTTATTAAACGGTATCAAGGCGGTAAACCATGGATTCTGTTCTTCTGTGCTGCTATCAAGCGCACTGTTATTAACAGTATTGGTTTACTAGATGAGACGTTTACTCCAGGTTGTGGGGAAGATATTGATTACTGCATGAGAGCGTTTAATGCCGGATACACTATCCACCAAGTACCAGAGCAAAAGCTAGATCATATCGAGGGTACAAATAAAATGACTGGTGATTTTCCAATCTATCATGATGGTGGTGTAACAGTTAACAAGAACCCTAATCAAGGTATAATTTACGCTCGCAATATGCAAATAGTAGAGTCTCGTTACGGAGCCCCTACTGATGGTCCATTACCATAACCAGCGCATTTTTTCGCTAAACTGGCCAACACCACACCAAAATTCGTACCATACCCGTCTACGAAACCAGCAAACAAGATTAGTACGTAAAAAGTATCTATTTACCCAGCGCTTATTTTCTCGTTCTATATGAGCTTCTAATTCTTTACAATTTTTAAGGCGCTCGGTATTATCAACTTTCTCAAACTTAGTTACTTCGATACCATTTAATTGACCTTTAGTAAATGTAGCTGCAAATTCTACCCAACAATCATTGCCTGGTTTATTGGCCGGGTTATAATCATAAAAATGCAACACCCCATGGTAATTCGTATCTTCCCAGTACTCCCCTTTGCGTTCTAAATGCCCGAAATCAAGCCCGTCTTTATTATTAATACCCGGTTCAACCCACATCTCTTCAGTAAACTTTTGCAGTAAAAGTTTACCATTTTCAATTTTATAAACTGCTAAACAATTTACTAAATCCTTAGATTGAAAGTCAACAATAGCGTTAGGTAATCCTTCTGCCCACATTTCATCTGTCCAAGGTAATTTGTCTTTAACAATGATTATATCAAACATTCCCATAGTGTTAATAGTATAGTACTGCTATTTATTAAAGCAACTACTATATATTTTTAATTGGATTGAGTAAATATAGATATATGGCTCGCAACACGTTTAAACTATTAGCTGAAAAGTACTCTCTAGTTCGAGAAAATCCTTTAGAGACAGAAATTCAACCTGGTGGTACACACAAGTCTGATCATAATGTAGAAATGACTCGTACTAAAGCTCGACAAGCAGCCGAGGTTGCGGCTGAGTTGCATAAAATTTTAGAAGAAATTCCAGCAGAACATCCTATTATGGCTTGGATGGTTACCCACGTAACGCAATCAGCTGATATGTTACAAGATGTATTAGCTAAATTAAAGGAAGAAGTTGATAGCCCAGAAATGGAACCAGTAAAAGACGAAGCAAGTTATGAAACACCAGACGGTGCTGGAGATGATATTGATAGGTCTAATACAATGACCGGACAACAAGGATAATTTATGAAGAAGTACAATTACACAAAAAGTGGTTTAGCAGACAAGTATCAGTTAGTATCTGAAAGCTATTTTCAAGAAATTAAGAAAGAACAAATTAATCCTGAACACTGGGATGAAAATCTTAATCATCCTAAAGTATATTGTTTCGAAGAAGACGGTACTTTAAGGAAAGAGTGTATGAATGACTACGCTCAACCTGCTGTACCAGAAAACACAGACGGTACAGATGGCGGGGTAGCTGGTAACATAGAAGCTCAATCTGGTTATGCTGGTGCTCAAGGAGGAGACAGTTTAGAAGAAACTACAGATCATGTCGCTAAATTAAAAGAGTGCATGCAGTTAGCAGAAGAATGCTGCAATAATTGGTGTGCTACAGGTCATGAAGCTGCTCCTATGGCATTAGAAGCAATTCATCGTTTGAAAGAATATATTCACGAATGCTCTTATTGAGCAGTTAATATATTCCAAACCATATTTTTATCTACCCCTTGAGGTAGTAGTGCCCATGCTCTACGCATATCTCCATTCTGCAGATATGTTCTAAACTCTGTACCAGACCCTAAACGAGGTGTTGGTCTAATATCTATAGCAGCAAGATGTTCTCCATATGTCTTAATCCTGTCGTAACGGCCGGCATCGTCGGCATCAGTATATAATTTAACTTCAATTTGATTAGCATCTGGAGATTCATTTAATGTAGCTACGTATTGATATATAGTAGCAACAGGAGATACTTCTGCTTCTATAATATTTATTTTAGCTCTATACTGTTCTAATAACGGTTTATATAGATTCCATACAGCTATTTTTTTATCAACAGTGATATTAGCGCTATCTCTTTCTGTTTTAGAAATGATAATATAAACATCATCGTTTTCTTTAGCTGCCATTTTAGCAGCTTCAAAATGACCAATATGTGGCGGGTTAAAACCACCTCCAAAGAAACCAATACTATATCTACGTACTACTGCTGGACCGTCTTCCGTAACAGTTTGCTCTGCTGGTTTTCTACCACGTTCTCCAGCATATAAAAAATTATTAGCACTAAAGTTTAACCTATCTACTATCTTAACTTGGTTAGGTGTATCTCCGATATACAATACGTGACCTTCTCCTGGGGCAGAAATATAACTATCTCCTACAGGTATAAACGAATACATACCGCTTAGTTTGCCTTCTACGTTAGCTAATAAATTTTGAAACAAAAGCTTGATACGAACCATATCATATGTAGCACCAATTAAGCCTTCCAAAGAACTCTTATTTTGTTGTAAGTTAGCTATTACACTTTCTATTTTCTTTTGGGCATTTGCTTTTACTCTATCTGAACCGTCAGCTGCCTTTTTGAGAACTTTTTCTTTGTAAAATGTTACGAAACCATTTAAATATTTGTTGATATCAAATTGTTCTCCTGATATAGCAGCTTTAAATATACCACCACCGTTCCTGACCATATAATTAGTATATTCTCTTAAGCTTGTAGATAATGCCCCACCTGTATACTCTGCATCAAACTGGTTACTCATTCTACCGATTTTGATCTTAGCGTCTTGAAGTAAACCATGTATAGTATTTTTTAAATTAGGATCAATATTTAAATTTAATGTTTTATAATTTGAACCTTCTGCAAATACGCCAGCTTTCTTTAAACTACTAACCACTCTGGTTGTGTCTCTACCAGCCATGCTCGAGGTAATAGAGTCTCCATTAGCATTAATATTAAATGCAGCATGTATTACAATACCTACTGGGGCTTTTGATACTTGCTGATAAAGAGGAGATTGCGGGTCAGCTGGTATTGCGTAAGAAATTAAATTAGGACGAAAAGTAACATATTGTTTGCCTTCTATTGTTTTTAACTCTGGAGGTCTAGAAGGAGAAAATAATAAATCTCCTTGATACATCAAACCAGAATTGTCATAACCTTTTTTAAGATAAGGAAATATTGTTTTCAACACATCTTTTAAGCCTTGAGGGGCTTGAGCATATAGTTGATCTACTTCTTGCTCACTATGCACTAAATTAGGTACTTTACTGAATACAGTTTTTGTAGCAATAAAAAATTGGTTATCGAATTGTTCTCTTGGATCGATGCCCCAGAATATAGCTGGAGATCCGTCTACCTTCAAATTAACTGATGTTTTACTATTAAAACCTTCTAGATAAGTTGTAAAGTTTTCTACTTGCTCGATAAATTTAGCAAAACCTCTTTTACCTTCTTCAATAGCAAGATCTTCTAAATGAGATAAGTGATTCTTTAGAGTGCTATCCACAGTAGACTCCTCTAATATCCTTTCGTTAAAATAATTTTTAAAACTTATCATTATTGTTTATAATACTTACTACCTAGCAAGTTTAGTCCCTGTGTAATGTAATAACTGTATATGTTCTCTAATATACCATTATCTGCGTACCAGTCAACTACAGAAGAAGCAGACTCTGTCAAAGTTGTAGATAATCCATCCGTACGAGTATTCCAATCAATAAGCCCGTCTACCGGGGTATTAGTGTAAGTGTTAACATAGTAGTAAAAACGATAATTACTATAAACAGGAGTACTTAATCCCCATCCATAAAAAGAACTTAATGGATAAGATGTTAATGGAAATGTTAAATTATTTGCAGGTGGAAAATAAGCCTGCATATTGTTTGCAGTAATACTAGCATAAGAAGTAATAATAGGTACTTCTAATAATTCATAAAAAGTAGCATTAAATTTATCGTTTACAACAATTTTGTCTCCTGCTTTAACTGTTGCGCTAAGTGGATACTGTGTTAATGAGCTACCAAGATTTACATGATCAGTAATAGCATTAAAATTAGTGTTATATTTTTCTCTTGTACCCCATAAACGTTCATGAGGGGTGCTATAAAGATCAAACTGTCTTTTTAACTGCGGTGGAGCATTCAAATTATAATTATCAAATTCAGTGTCAACTAAATTTGCTAATGAATATAGTTGGTTAACCCCGCTCGTTAATGGATCAGAGTTGTTTTCAACAAAGTTAGCTGTTTTTTCATATGCTAGAGTACCGAAATTTTCTCTAGGGTGTACATTATCCCCACCCACAGCAGAGAGATATGTAATTAAATTAGTATCTTCTTGCAAGAAGGGTTGTAATAAATAAGACTTAAGTAGTGCGCCGTAATTAAAGTTTTCATTTACTTTGCGTACAAAATATTTTTGATAAAAATTAGTAACATTAAAGTTAAACGTACCAGTTAAGCTAGTTGTTTTTAAAGTAGCATTAGCTAATGCATTAGCAGCTGTATAATAAGCTGGTGCACCGTATGGGGCTGGTTCAACAATCGTTGTAAAATTTTTAGTGCTTAGTAATAAATTTGTGTTCATTACCGGACTAGTCATTGCAGACAGTGGTAATGTGCTTAAAATATTTTTATAATAACCACCAGTATCTCTACCTAAATTATCATATCTACTAAATTTAAATGCTGGGGTATATATTGAAGCTGCTATACTTGGTGTTATTGACGCTAAAATATTGGTATATGTTGCACCTAGTAATGGGTAATTCAATAACACCACACTACTTAAACCAGCAGAAGACGTTGTAACGCTATTAACAGTTACTATAAATTGATTGTCTGTATCTGGCCATATAGTTGTGGGCAATGGTATAGTACCACCGTCTACAGTAACATTGAAATGATCAGCGGATAAGTTTTTTACATAAAATAATGTAGATAGCTGTACAGTACTATTAGAATAAGAAGGCGCATTACCATCATTGTTGTCTTGTAAATTAGGTATATTAGTTGTATTGTACGTTACCCACAGTCTAGGGGTAGTAACAGTAAAGCCATTATTATACACTAATGAAGGTATATCATCTATATAATAAAAATCTACCGAGCCGTAATAACCTACTAATGTACCACTACCTTGCGATACTTGAGTACCATCTGGCATACTATACACAGGTATAAAATTTGTAGCGGTAAGAGAAGTAATAAAATTGCCGTTTAAATCAGTAAACCTCCAACGCGGTCTTAATTGAGCGTATTTGTTATCCGGGGTGGTGGTTTCCCAAGGCTGAGATAACGAGCCTTGAGAGTATAAATCAAATACTATATTACCGCTTAATTGATTAGATGCAGAGAAAGCAAACGTTAAAGGGGTAAACGCATTTAATTGTCCTGGAGGGCAGGATTGATAACCATGAAACAATGCTCCTAGAGATAAATTTTGTTGAGTAAGTTCTGGCCAACGAGAATAATCCCAAGATATATAATCCGTTACATAATTTTTTACTGTAACTGTTTGTCTATATATAGAAGGCGGACAACCGTTTTTAGGTATAACAGAAACTTTTACTTCAAACTTACCTGGCCATTTATATACGTGATCTGAACCACGCATTACACTGTCTGTTACTTGTGTAATTTCTTCTTCAACCCCGTCTCCGTATTGTATAAAAATAGAGAATAAATTTAATATTGTAGTTGTTTGTGCCCCGGTAGCAATATTAATGTTTACATACACTGGAGTAGCGTAGGCATAAGCAGTACCAACTGCTATTTGATTATACGAAGCATTAATTGTAAAACCACCGTTTGGAGCGGTACCGGTGATATATGTAGAAATTAAATTTTCAGCACGAGAGCAAAATGGTAAAACAATAGCTGTATAAGTAAACTTATCATTATTGCTTGTTGCACTTGTACCGTTAGGGTTAGTAACAGTTACATCAACAACCCCTGTACCTGTAGGAGATACTGCAGTTATAGAAGTATCAGAATTTATTATAAAAGAACTTGCAGCAATATTACCAAAAGAAACACTGAGAGTACCAGTAAAATTAGAACCAGTAATTGCAACAGTTGTGTTACCAGTAGTGGGGCCTGTATTTGGTGAAATACTTGATACAATTGGAATTGTAACAACAGGGGCTCCACCTGAATTTTCAGTAATAAGTCGATTAAGACTTTCAGTGTTTAAAACGTTACCGTCTTCAGTATTGATGTATGTTGTTGCCATACATTACAAATTATTACAAGTAATACTTAAATTAGCCCAAGTTATTTGACCTGTACCCACAGAAGCAGCTCTAAAACCAAATCTTATAATATCAGTACCCTTTAATAAGCCAAGTCCGTCATATGTGCAACCACCGCCTGCAATTGGATCAAAGCCTGTTTGAGACCCGTCAAACATAATAACACCGTGCTGTTGTAATAATGCGCCACCGCCCACGAGGTCGGCCTGAGGGAATTGTACCTGTACAGGGACACCCCATGTTACGTTTGTGCCGTCCCAGTGAGTAGCTAACTGGTATACTACATTTAAGTTTATTTTAGGGTCATTTTGAGCGTACCCGTTAAAATTGTATAAAAATATTTGTACGTTGTTAGGGCAACCGAAACGATTAACTATATAACCGCTTGGACCGGTATTCCACCCAAAGAACGTTAAAGGTGTAATTCCAGCTCCCCACCATTGTACGTTACCATCAACGTTTTGTGGATCAGGAGACCCGCCAGCAGTTATATTTAATGTGGATGAATCTCTCTTTACTGCATGTCCAATTGCAGGCATTGTATAGATTGGGGTATAAGGAGCTGTGTTATTTAAACTTGTATTTTGATTATATACAGAAGTTATATTGTTTATGTTTGCAGCTTTTAGAACCGGAGACGCTAAAGAAATAGCTGCAGTTATTTCACCGCCTGTTATAACCCCTGCATCAAGATTTCTAATATGAGCAGATTTAATAAATACGTCATTACCGTCCATTTCAAATGGCACATTAGCTACTGTACCTGTTTGTCCTGTGTTAACTAATTGAAAGTGATCAGCAACTATAGCAAAAGCATTTTTAAGGCCTGTAGCTTTTTGTATACCGGTAACGTTACCAGAGGTATCTATACCAGGAAACGGTGTAAATACCCCAACCCATGGTGGGGTCTGGGTGTGATCATAATAATATATTTTATTATTGTCTTTAGTATCGTACCAAATATCTCCGTCCTGTATATAAGAATCTGTTGGACCACCGCTACCATTATACGGAACAGTACCTGTATTGTCTCTATAAAATACTACTTGACCAGCCCCTTCTCGGGTTGGAGTAGACCAATGAGTGCCTGTTTCAAGACCAGATTTGTCTCCTTTAATTAAACCAGTTATTGACCATAATACCTGATTACCTGCAGGTATAGTTGTTGTCCACCCACTTGGTTGATAAGGAGTATCAGGGGGGGTGCTAGGGGCTGAGTTGGACTTTTGATAACGTTTTTCGTAAAAATCCCCTGTACCAGTACCTGTAACTGTAGTTGTAGTGTAATTGTTAGTAACATTTGCCCCTAGACCTTGATTGGTAAGGTAATTTTTAAGCTCATTAAACGTAATAGCTTTAGTGTTACTTGAATCTACAATAGGTATTAAATCTGATGATTGAGCGGCTGCTCCGGTAATAGTATTTAATTGTGAAATTTTAATGTCGGCCATAGTAGTGAGTGTTAAATGTTAATTACTGAAGTATCTTGAGAGACGTCTGATGTAACAATAATTCGAGGTGTTATGTTGTTTGCATCATTTAAATAAAGAGATTGAAATGGCGCTAACTGAGTGTTCTTAGTTACTATAGTAATATCGTTAGTTGGGTAAGAAGGGTTCCAGAGTACTAAATTAACACCTTGTACAATTTCTCCGGTATCTTGACGTTGAGTATAAACCATATATACTCCGGGTATATTTTCAATTTGAGCTGTTAAAGTAATTAGGTCTATATTATACCCTAATGTCATTTGAGTTGGATCAAAAAAAGTAGTAATAATACCTGATACTTTATTTTGTATAAGCTGGGTAGAAATCTTTGCAGTGCGTTCTAACATTATTAGTAATCGAGTTTGGTTAATAATTGTATTAACGTCTTCTCCAGGGGAACTACTATAACCTAATGTAATAGTTTTGTAAACTGGATCCATTACAATAATATCAGAAGTAAGAGTTTTTTTACTAATAGCTGTATTTGTAATTAAAGTTTTTTGGGTTGGAGTTAAATAGTTTATTGCATTGTTTATACTGCCTTGGGAAGCTCTAGGCAAGGCGTATATATAAATATTATTAAAATTACAAGAAGTAGAGAATGCTAATTGATTATATAATACTCTATTGTCTTGGTTAGGATTAGTTAAACCAATATTATACAGATAACGTAAATGATTGTTTACATAATCTCCATTATTGTATACTAAAACATCTTGTACAATATTATTAAATTGACTCTTAACAAAGTTGTTATAATCATTTGCAGTTACTAATCTGTATTGCGATTTATAGGCTGCTGGGGCATTAGCACGAATACTATCTGCGTTTTCAGCATTTGTATATGCTGTTGATGTATTAGCATTATCAAAACTTAAATATGTAATGCTTGAATCATCTAAGTATTGTAAGTCTGTACTAAATACATTTGCTTTAATTTGATTAAATTGAGAAGTGTTATACAACACAGCAGGCAAGTTGCTTAAGTCTTTTGAACCAATTTGACCGTTGACACCTAAAGATTGTAAATAATAAATTGCTACTACATCCCCTGGGTTGAGCTGCAGTCCGTTAATATTATTACCAAATTTTAATTCATAATTACGACTTTCATTATAACGTGCTTCAAATGCTGTATCTGTAGCATTTTGTAAGTATAATGACTCAGTACGAAACCATTGAGACCATTTGCCAGTAACATTACTTAACACATAAACATCAATATTGAAATGATCTATATTAACTGCACTTCCTGGAGCTACAAAGATTACCTCGTTAACTGCTCCTTGAGCCGTATAAGCGGGATATTCTGTCCACTTGCCTTGATACAATAAGGTTTGATGCCCTACACTATCTAAAGATTGGTTTGTAGACAAAGTCTTTGTAAATGTAATATCAGAATTAAATGTATAAGGGGCATTATTAACTCTAATAAAAGAGTATCTAGGTATTGTATAAGAACCAATTGGTAAGTCAGCCGTTGCAGAGCATGTAAATGTAACTGTTGAAGTTTGTACTCCAATTGGAGAGTAATTAATAATTCTAACTACTTTGTTAATATTTTCATAAATTTGAGCATCACTAAACATAGACTCAGAAGAAGTCTTGTTTAAGTAATACATAAATGTATGAAACGCATACGCAATACAATTATTAATTGCATTTAAATTTGAACCCTCTATATACTGATCTGTAAATAAACCGCTTTGGGTTAAGCGGGTACGCATAAAGTCTCTAAGATTTGTAGCATCAAACGCAATATACTCGTTTGGTTGTATGTTTAGAGCTGATGCATCTGTGTATGTTGTTGACATCTTATAAAATTGTATAACCTGTTTTGCTTAATGTTCCTGGTATATTAACAGCTTGGTTGTTAAGATAAGGCATTACTATATTTAAGTCAATATAATAGGTTTGCTCGCTAATGTTTAACGTTATGTTTACATTTGAAACAGTTACTCTTGGTTCATATAAAGACAATCCGTTTACTATAGCATTACCTATATTTCTAGCATTTGTCTCACTTACTGGATCAAATAAATATTGAGTAAGATCTAATCCGTATAACGGATTTAATAAACTCTGACCAGGTAACGTATTGAACAAAGAATAAATAGAATTTTTAATTGCTGCAGCATCATAGTCAGCTTGTAAATCTTTGCTTATAGGGTTACCAAAGTCCAGATGTAAATCCGAATATGTATAAGTATTGGTTACGGTAACCTTCTGTAGACCTATAAAACTTAAAGATGGCATTGTAAAATACTTAGGAATGGAGTAAGTATTATCATTATATGAAAAACAGTAAGTTTAACTCTTTATTTGAAGGAACCTACAATCGTTATACTCAGGGTAATGGTTTCCTTGTAGGGGATGTTGTAAAGGTAAAATCTGGTTATGAAAACATGGAAAGTTTTAAAAAACTAGGTGAAAATGTTAAACAGCGTGTTAAAGATGCTATTGAAACTGGTAACAATCTTCGTGTTGGCAGATTGCACAACTATAGTGCTGGTTCTCGTTATAGTGCTGAAGGTGCAAGCCAAGCACCAGCTGACTTAGCTGATTGTTACGTAGAGTATGCGCCAGGTATGGTTGCTAACTTAATGACTCTTCCTGTTGAGTGTTTAGAGGAAGTGGATACTGGTATGAATTTAGCTCCTGTACCAGACGGTCAAAAAGATATGAGAGACCGTACAGCTGAAGGCGAAAAAGAATTTAAAAGTAAAGCAACTAACGAACAAACTAAGTCAATGAAAAAGCAAACTCGCGTTGAAAAAGGCGATTACGAGTTAGCTATAAAAAATACAAAGCTTGCCCACTCTAACAAACATAATGATATGCAACCACCAAAAGTAAAAGGAATGCAAAAAGCCAAAAATATTAATGAATCACAAGCTCTTTTAGAAGATCTTTATTTTAATATTCTTACTGAAGACGTAGGTGTAATGAGCGGTGGCGATGCTGGTGCACAACAAGACGAAAGTGAAAGCAGTCTTCGTATGCCAAATGGTACAGTTGTTGATACTCAAAAATTACAAAGCCTTTTTGCAAAAATTGATAGAAATATGAATGATAATGGTTTCTATGGTGATATAGATGATGCAAAAGTCTATGATGCGCTCCGTAGAGGAGATGTTGAGGGTGCTGCAGATGAAATTTGTTATTCATATACCGGTCAAGATGGTGGCGAAGTTGATACGGAAGGCATTTTTAAAGATGTAGTATCTAGTCTTAATTATATGATACGTAACAGTAAGCCTACTGGAATGCATCCAGGGGTAGGAGTCGGAGAGGCAGAAATGGAAGAAACATTTCACGTACAAGACGGCGAAACAATACTCACTAACAGAACCGCTTTACCTCAAACTGGAGACTATTTACCAGCTGGTACCCCAGCATGGGTATATTACATGGTCAGACAAGCCACCCCAGAACAGATTAAAGCTTTAATGGGTACTATAAAATCAAAAGTACCTGGCGGTCATGGTTATTACAACGATGATAGTATGCTACCACGTGGTTTACGCGGTAAAACACCAGG